TCTCCTCCACACCCCGCGGCCGCAATCACATGTTCAAGCGCTGGGAAATCATCAACTCTGGGGAAAGCGGTTATCTGATCAACATGCACTGGCCCCGCCACCCTGAAAAGGCGATGGGGCTCTATTACGACGACGCCGGCCGGCCCAGGAGCCCCTGGTACGACGCGGCAGCCAAGAAGATCGGACACCGACAACTGGTTGCGCAGGAACTGGACATGGACTTCATTGGGTCCGGGTTCCAGTTCTTCGACGAGGAGGCCTTGGTCAAACAAGAGGACCTGTATGTTCGGAATCCCTACATGGTGTGCGATCTTGAAATCATAGACGGGAAGCTGGAAGGCCTGTTCCAGCTTGACAGCGGGCGCCTGAAGCTGTGGATTGCCCCGGACTCGTCAAACAAGTTCCCGAACAATAGAATGTATGCACTTGGTGCAGATATCTCAACAGGGACCGGCGCCAGCAACTCGGTTTTAGTCGTAGGGGATTCCCTTACAAAGGAAAAAGTTGCTGAGTTCGCATGTGCAGACATGGCACCGCAAGAGTTTGCAAAAATTGCCGTAATCCTTGGACGGCTGTTTGTTGGACCGAACGACAGGGAAGCATACATGTGCTGGGAAGGCAACGGACCAGGGGCCGCGTTCGGTGAAAGGGTCATTGAATTAGGATATTCGAATTATTACCGAAAGAAGGAAGAGCACTCTTTGGTAAAAAAAGACTCAGATATTCCAGGTTGGTATTCGACAAGGGAATACAAGAGGGTCTTGTTAGAGTCGTACCGCCAAGGACTTGCAGAAGAACGGTGGATGGAGCGGTCAAAATGGTGTTTAGCAGAATGCCGCAAGTACATCTACAACGAGCAGCAAACGCCTGTCTACGACACGGGTTCGGACATGGAGGATCCGTCCGGGGCCCGAGAGAATCACGGCGACCGGGTAATCGCCACGGCATTGACGTGGCGCATGATCAGGGAGTTGGATGGCGGGACGATCAAGGACGAGTCAAACCAGTCAGAACTTCCGGTCCCGGAAGGCAGTTTTGCATTCAGGTTGCAGGAACTCATGACGAGATTACGTCAAGCGAACGACGATTCATGGACTGGCGGAAAAGCTGACGATGGCTGAAGAGTATGACCCGAATAAGCGCCGCAGACGGCTAAGAGAAGCCGTGAAGCACTCATATCACAACCTGGAAGTTATGCGCAAGACACGACTTAACGCGATTCAACAGTATGTAGGTATGCACTTCGCGTTGAATGGATCCACCCGTAGCGTTCCAATCAATTTGATCAAGATGGCCACCACGATCTACATGCGGTCGTTGGCCTCCAACCCACCAGGGGTTGTTGTTGGGACAAAGCACAAGGCGCTGAAAGAGACGGCATTGTTGTTGCAGTTGGACTTGAATCATCTCATTGACAAAATCAAGCTGCACGACACCCTAAAGCTATTCATAATTGAAAGTCTATTCGGGATGGGCATACTAAAGACTGCCCTGGAGCCAGACAAGCAAACCAACATCAACGGCGCATTCTTCGAGACCGGCATCCCGTTCGTCTCGTGCATCTCACTTGATGATTGGGTGCACGATGTGAATGCAAAGCGGTGGGAGGAAACGAAGTTCCGGGGCAACCGCTACACGGTTGACCTGGACTGGGCCAAACAGTACCCTGGATTCGACAAGGACGCCAGGGAATCGCTGCAGGCCAAGGGATTGAGCCAGACTCCGCTGGAGTTGAGCCAGGACGGGTCGGCAAATGAACTTCAAAACGAGCGCACACAGTCTATCGAAAACGAGTTGGACGATACGATCGAACTTGTAGACCTTTACATGCCAAGGACTAACACGATCATCACGCTTCCGTGGGAAGGTGAAAGTGTTACCCCGTTGATTGAGCGCGAATGGACAGGTCCAGACGAGGGCCCTTACCGGCGACAGAGTTACTTCGAGGTCCCGGACACGGTGTCGGCGCTGCCGCCGGTGAGCGACATGATTGACCTGCACGAGTTGTCAAACTGTATCATGCGCAAGCTGGGGCGCCAGGCGACCAGGCAGAAGACCATCCTGGGCGCTTCCCTGTCTGCTGCGAAGGATGCTGAGACGGTCCGAGATGCCGCGGATGGCGACGTTGTGAACATGGTTCAGCCTGGATCCACCAAAGAGTTTGCGACTGGTGGAATCCACCAAGCAAACATGGCGTTTTTGATTTGGCTTGAGCAGCACTATTCCAAGATGCAAGGCAACCTTGATTCACTCGGGGGCCTCGGCGCCATTAGCGACACCGTTGGTCAGGACGAGATAATCAAGGCCTCGTCAAGTGCGATGATGGAAGAAATGCAGAAGCGGAATCTCAAATTCGACACGGAAGTGGTCAAGGACTTGGCGTGGTACGAGTGGACCGACCCGTTGTTGTCAAAGACCTTCTATCGAAACATCGGACTTCCCGAGATGGACATCCCCGTCAGGTTTGACACCTCTTCGAGGTCTGGCGATTTTCTTGATTACAACATCTCCATTTTGCCGGCGAGCATGGAGCAAAGTTCCCCACCCAAGAAGTTGCAGGCCATTCGACAGTTCTTTGGTGAGTTCATTGCGCCATTCTCAGAGCAAATGGGTGCGTCCGGAATCTCGATCAACTGGGAACAACTGGTGAAGACGGTCGCCAAACTCTCGAACATTGACGAGATCGAGGACCTTTTGATTTTCTCCGCGCCCCCTCAAGTCCAGGAGCCCGGAATCATTGGGAGCCCGTATCAGTCAGCGGGCTCGCGGGGGAGCGCGAAGCCTGGTTCGACCACCAGGCGCTACGTGAGAGAGAACAAGGCATCGAATGACCCGCGCGCCAAGGCTGCATCGTTGATGAACAAGCTGCTGGGCGCGCCGACACAACCAGCCGAACAGGAGAGAGCATTCAGATGACGTACGTTTTCACCTGCGAAAAATGCGAAGAGTCCAGGGAAGAGATCCGGTCATTAAGTGACATGCCACAGGATGGCTCTTTGATTTGCTCGTGCGGGTCTCGGATGTGGCGCGATTACGGCAAGGAACAGGCTGGTGTGAGGCAGGCGTCCGACCAGACCTACGGCCACAAAATCAGCATTGCGATGGAATGCGATCGGGACCAGGTTGCCGAAAACATGAAGTTCGATCGTGAGCATGGATTGGCCGGCACGGAATATCGATGCACCGAAGATGGCCTCGGCGCCGGACCGGTCTACACGTCCCGGCTGCATCAAAAGCGTTACGAGGAATCCCGCGGTTGCTTCAACAAGGACGGCGGGTTTGGGGATTCTCAACCAGAATAGGGGATTAACGTGGACAAAGAACTACTGGCTGACATTGCAAAAATAGTCGAAGAGGACAAGAAATTGCCGGACAACGTCTTGTTCAATGAGAAGGAAGCAACTCCAGAAAAGCAAGAGAAGGCTGAGAAAGTTGAACCTGAACCTGAGCCTGAGCCCGACGCCGAAGCCGATACAGAAGAAGTTAAAGGGAATGGTGAAGAGACGGATGAGAAGAAACCATCGAAATTCAGTGATGATCTGACACAGCGTGCGCTGGACATTGGATTGTCCGAAGAGGACGTGGATACCTTTCCCTCTTCTGAATCGTTGGATAAGGCCCTGCAACTCATCGAACGGAGAGGTTTGGCCGCACATGAGAAGCGGGAAGAGACTCCACCGGCCGCGGAGCCTGTTGCAAAGCAGGAAGAGAAGTCCAGCGAGAAAGTCGCTGAAGATGAGATCCCCGATCTCGACCCGGAAGTTTTCGATGAAAAACTGGTTGAGGTGTGGAAGGGTCTGAAGGGCGTAAACAAGAAGCAAAGCGAAATCATTGCCTCGCTGCAAGGACAGCTTGCGACGATCTCTCAGCAGTTCCAGGAGAGCCACAAGAACCGAACCCTGGATCAGGTGGAAGAGTTCTTTGGGCAGTTGGGAGAGGAGTACGTTCCGTTTATCGGCAAAGGCCGGGGAACGGAGTTGGTGGTTGAATCAACTGAGATGAAGTCCAGGATTGAAATCCTTGAGGTTGCCGAATCGCTCATGGAAAATTACTCGCGCCAGAGAAAGTCCGTTCCATTCAAGACTGCTTTGGAGCGGGCGACGAACGCGGTCCTTGGAGACAAGTTGAGAAACCTTGAAAGTGGAAAGATCGCATCGAAGTTGGAGAGGCGAAGCAAGGCCTTCATGCCTCGGGGTGGAGGGCAGAACGAAAAGTTGGTCTCGGACGGACGGTCCCCTGAGGATCTGGCCGAAATTGCCGTCAAGAGAATCCTTGATAAAGCAAACAAATAGGAGTTTAAACCATGGCTCTCGAAGTTGCTGACCTTGCGGATATCGTCACCGCAACCCTGGCACAACTGGGGAAAAACACACTGACGGATTTGTCTGCCAACAGGCAGGAGTACACCGCGTTTAACGCGATGATGAAGCGCAAACGGATGAGTTATACCAGCGGTAAATCCATCACCGTCAACGTGCAGGATGGATACGACGCGGATCGCGCGAAGTTCGTCGGGCTGCACCAGACCGACAACTACGACACCGAAGACAGGCTGATCACCGGTTCGGTGCCGTGGCGCTTCCTGACCGGAAACTACTCGTTCGACCGGCGTGAGCCCGAGTTGAATGGAGACGCCTCGCAGATCATAGACGTGATCAAGAGCAGGCGCCTTTCGATGTGGACCGCGGTCTACGAGAAGTTTGAGTCGGCGTTCTGGGGCGTTCCGTCCGGCACCTCTGACAAGGTGACGCCGTTCGGGTTGTTCTACTGGTTGGTGTACGCCTCGACCGAAGGGTTCTACGGCGTGGACCATGCAAACTACACCGCTGGCCCGGCTGGAATTGACAGCGGAACGTACACTCGCTGGCGGAATTACACCGGCCAGTACACGAGCATCATCAAGACTGACCTCGTGCGCAAGGCGCGCAAGGCGTCCGTCTACACGAAGTTCAAGCCGCCTGTCGTTTTGATTCCCTCTGGCGAATCCGGGGACGACTGCCAGTATTACACCAACTACACGGTGTTGTCGGCGTTCGAAGAGATCCTGGAAGGGCAGAACGAAAGCCTGGGCAACGACGTGGCGTCCAAGGATGGAGTTGCGGTGTTCCGAAAGCGACCCATCAACCACGTGTTCGAGTTGGACGACAACACGCATTACACCGACCCCTTCATCGGACTCAACTGGGGCACGTTCAAGACGGTGTATCTGCGAGGTCAGGAGTTGACGGAAGGCAAGCCTCACGTGGTGGCTGGTCAGCACAACGATGTTGCCGTTGACCTGGATATCTCCATGCAGTGGGTCATGAACAATCGTCGCAAGAACTTCATTCTCGCGAAGAGCTAACCGCGAAAGCAGTGATGTCCAGTTGATGTTTAACTGAAACAACAGAACAAGGAGAAGTAACATGCAAACCAGAGTAGGCTACAAAGGCGCAACAAATCCGGACAATAGCCGGGGGCCATCCCCGTCTATTTGGTCGTCCGCTGGAATTTCTGGCTGGGAGCCGGGCGTTGGTTATCATTTCTTTGATGACTTCAAAGAGCCTGGTCTTGTTGTCCCGACGATCACCACGGCGGCTGACCTTGGCAACGGATACAAGGCGTACAACACCGGGTCCGGAACGGTGACGTATCCGACATCGTTCAACAGTGTTGAATACAACATCGGCATCCTGGCGATGGGTGTGGATACGGATGGAGATCAGGGGTCCATCATGCGGTACGGGCGGCCCCTGTTCCTGACCGGACTTGCCTCCACGTCAGGAAAAGCGTGGTTCGAAGCGAGAATCGCTACGACCCAGATTGTCACCAACGACGCCCAGATTTTCGTTGGTTTTGGTGAGACTGACAATCAAACCCTCGACGCCGACGGGCCTCTCGGAGACGCGAACGTCTGCAACGCCGAGGGAAGCTTGATCGGGTTCCAGCGCGAGGAAGACGGTCTCGGTGTGCTGAACACGGTGTATGCCGACAGGGGCTCGTCATTCACTGAGGTGAGCGCCACGGAAGCCACCATCAAGGCGTTGACGTGGACCAGGATCGGATTTGTTTACGATCCGAGCAATTCCGCAAAGTGCATCAAGTTCTACCAAGATGGCGTGGAGTTGGCGACCGGCATCACTGCCGCAGTTCTCAAGGCTTTGACCTATCTGGATGCAAATCCATTGGGCTTCACGGCTGCGATTTTTGCCGATTCGGCAGGAACGTCTTCGTACCTGTACCTCGACTGGATCAGATACGCCCAGCTCGAAGTCGGTGCGGTAATCTAAGCGGTGAGACGCAGGGGGAGGAATAACCCTCCCCCTGCTATTGGAGAAGAACGTGGCTGAGTCTTCACTTGCACTTGGA